AAGGCATCCAATGTAAGTATTGGATTACATCTTTTAGATTTGTTATAACGCGAAACTTTTCCGATAAGGAAAAGATCAAGCATCGCCCACTTGATTTTATGGTGTGGCTCCCGGTATTGCACTGTAATAATACATTACCGGTACATTGAGAAAGAAAACGGGTGTAAAATCCGTTCCTGCTGAACAATAATAGTCAAAACCGCCGCCGACATTAGCACCCTGCGAAGCAGGGGTGATAACGCCAACGATAGTTAAAGAATCGTCAGTAGTCTCATCCACAACGGCACCATTAGTATTCGTTAAAATATCATTGGAAATGAATTTAAAACGGGAATACATTGGTGCCGCAAGAGAAATGGCACGCTGTGTACCTTGATTGGTAACAGTTATACCAGTAGAACCGCGTGGTTTGTAGACCGTAGCGTTTCTTGCCATTTCATTTGCGTTGCCTGCGGTAGCAACACTGGAGCGGTAACCCCCAGATGATAAGCCAGCAAATACCTTATCATTCGTTCGAGTCAAACTAAGATCATTGATATCATAGTTTGATCTGGCATTAATATGCCAATGCATAGATCCTCTTTTCCCAACAAAGGGTAGAGAGAAGTATGCTGTATATGTCCAGTTGACAAAATTATACGGTTTTGGAATGCCTGAATCCAATCCTATTGCACTCAAAACTCCGGCGCCGTCATAACCCGGTATTAAGGGGACACGGCGAAAAACAGAGCGCAAAACCGTATATGTGTCCGAATCCGAATACGTATAATTATATTCAAGAAAACCCAAATATGAAGTACGTCTCATAAGAGTTCGAAGAGATGACACAGTCTCACCCATATAAACCAAGTTCAAACCGGGATAGGCGTTAGAAGGCGCCATACCCATTTCGACAATTTCCTCTGATTCAGCATCATAGGAAATTTCTGTCGATTGTACAATATAGGGTGAGAGTCGATTATCAATAGAGTCCGGGCAGGCGAACTCCAGATTCTCTCCTCCACTAACAAACATAGCAACAACTACATCAGCAGATGCGATTGGAGATGTTTGCTCAGTCAATACTCGAACAGTCAAAATACCATTGGCATGAGGCTGTGAAGAGCTCAAAGCGTTGGACTGGTGTTCATTTGTCAAGTAATTTGTTTGAACGGGCAAATACGAAGTAGGTTGCGTATAGGGCACGTTGAAACAAACATCTGTTGTTTCAGTGATATCCACAATCTTAGTGTAAACCTGGGTAGTAGAATCTGCAATGTTAGCAATATCGCCATGAGGATCCCACGATATCTTCACACGACCACGGTGATATCGAGAGCAAATGAATTTAAATCTGAATCTGATATCACCTCTCCAATATCTAAAAGCATTTGCTACATAAGACATGGGAGTGTTGTATTGCACTCTCTGTGACGCTTCCGTGAGATTTTGTCGAATACTTGGTGTAACGACAAAATTGTACAACAATTTATCTACTTGATCTGCGGCATCCCAATTCACTTTGGCAATATACGATTCCCTTTGTACAAAGGAAGATATATTTAATTCATCAGCGATGTGGACACCGACAACTTTGGGATCAATGGCAAGCTCATTCTTACAATCGAGAGTTGCTTTCTCAATTGGAATTCCAATGTCTGTGGAAGAAAATTGAGGAAACGGTTGATTTTTGAACTCATGAACATCATCAATAACAGGCACGTCTGTGTAACCAAAAAGACTTGCCATATCTGCCACTGAGCCAGCGGCAACAGAAGTAGCTGTCATGAAAGGTCCAATTACCGGTAAGTTTGATAACATACCAGTGGCTCTCGCTACAGCAGAAGCTGGCTTAGAAATAGTCCCTTCATGATGATACTCATCCTTTGTATGCATACTCTTGACTTTAGATGAACCTATAGGCTTTTCTGAAGATTGGACGGACAATGCAACAGTCGGACCAGCCAACTCAACATCTTCTGCCCAAGCATAAACCTGGATAGTACAACTAGTTCCAGCGACAGAATTGGCGTTTAGCAGTTCGGTAATTGATGTAAAACTCAACTGACCCATGTCCTGCAAATCCAGGGATGATGTAGCGTCTAGCCATTCCTTATGGTAAAGGAAAGGTAGTGACATTTCAGCACCCTGATTAGTTTGAGGATACAAATAGACGTGCGGTCTCTGGGATTCAGGGATCAAATGATTTAAACCCGATCTGACTAAAGGAGCCGGATTAAAACTAGTCAAGGGTTCATAAGAAACCAATACCGCACTATAGTAAAACGGTGAAGCATTGATGACAATTTTAACCTTAAGATTACACTTAATCAGATAATAATTATCCAGTTTCTTCTTAATAGCAGCATTGTCAAAGAATTTGAACCACGGTCGGACATTGATAGTGGACGAATCCAAGCCAAATCCTTCATTCCAAGTGATGTTATAGATCTCCACTGGTCGACTCAAAAAGTTGCCCAATTCAACATTTTGTGAACAGTCACCCTGCAAATAATTTACGGGAGCTGATAAATCTAAAGATGCTCCACCTATCTCATCTCTGAACTCAACCACCCCTTGAATAGTGGAGGAATCAGCGGAACCGGCAGCATCTTTTTGCATATCAACTTCACTTGATTGGACTTGAAAATAGGAACTTTGTTGTTCCAATTTCAATTTTTCAGGTAAAAAAGAGGCTTCGTTCATAGAGAATATATACCCCTCTTCGGCATATATCTCGAACTCATTTTGTTTTGGTTGTTGTTGCGCAAGTCATTTTTAAGATCGCTGCTGCAGACTCATACATTGCAGCGAAATCGTGCACTTCTTTTTAGGTTCAGCCAAACCTACCCCTAAATAGGGATTTTGAGGAACGCTCTGGCAGAGTTAAATGAAATACCCACACTTATGCATCATTGTGAAAGCACGATTAGTTAGATGCACACAGTAACTGTATTTCATTAATCCTAGTTGGTTAAAGATGGCGGATTAGACACCTTAAGTTGAGTGATCGAATCGATCAACTCCTTGTCGCATACGCGACGTGAATTGTCCCAAAATTCCTTCATAAGCTGGTTATATGTAGGAAATGTGGTATCCATGATCCAACCTTCTATATGAACATATTTCACTAGTTCTTTAAGAAGATCAACCTTCTCTTCATAGACTTTGCGTCCATAAAAGAAGTATTCGCGCACAGCTGATGTGATAGATGATAGCATTTGCTCTTCAACAGATATTGTTTTGGAACGAACCCACACCATCAGACTCCTCTCGATTGATTCGTGGTCTAACGGAGCAAGATAAGCTCCACACTCTACATCAAAATGCCAAGATCTCTTCAGAAAAGAAGCATCGCGAATGTGAATAAGTGGAATGGATTTTGCATCTTTATCAGCCATGGTGTAAACCACACCCATGGATGCAAAAGCAGCTGATACGGTTGTATGATTGTACCAATCGTTGTGGCTCGCAATACTAGAAATGTTGTCATCACCATAAGTCATTAGACTCACATTATCCCTGAAAGATTTGGTTTCTCCCATAGGATTCAGAAGATGATATACATATCTCATGTACAGAGAATTCACCAAACTGTTGATAACAACAGTTAGTGGGTGACCTGATGGGTTGGAACCATAAAATTGAACCAAATCCCCATTGAAATCAATCAAAGGAAAAGCGGTATCTTTCTTAATGCCTTCAAGAACCATAAGATCATCATCATCATAGTTTCCACTCTTTTTACACAATCTGATTAGAATGTCAAAAGCAGCGGAAATAAAAAGAGGAGACATGCGTTTGTCATACGCCTTATAATCCCCAGCGACAATGCGATCCTCACCGAACCTGGTTATGTACTTGTACATCTCATGCCATTCGTAAGACTGTGCGACTGTCCCAGGGGCAGCCTCAAAAGTCGTTCGATTGTTTTGAATTAAACGAATAGAAGAAAGGAAATACTTCCGAACAACTATTGTCCAATCAAAGGGTGCACCAGCAAAAACCCGCGTCTTCTTGGCTTTGATCTTTTTGAAAGGCAATGGTTCGTCTTTAAGATGAGCACAAAAATTTGGGTAGGCACGCTCCCCTTTATTGTAAGTTGATACAATTTGGGCAGCACGGTCCATGATCTCGTCTGAGACTTCAACTGGATGTTGCATACCATGCATCTCCGGAATGGCTGTCATGAACCTCTTTTTCGAACATTTCCATGGGTTACCAGCTGAAGTGGCTCTATTGATTTTGTCAACATAAGCAACACCATTAGCTCCATTTATGGCGGTAAAATTGTCGTAGACATGCAATTCGCGAAAATCATCGGCAGTTAAAGCTCCAATAATATCATCGTAAAAGGAATCCACACAATCCTTGAGTACATCGCCACGGATGTCAACAACAGGATGTAACATATCTTTGGCGGCAATTCGCCAAGGCTCCCATCCTTTCATAACAGGTGGACCATACTTGATTTTATAATCATGCTTACTCAAAAAAGGAACAAAAGGGGTGAGTTCAACCCTTGATTTTCCTCCCCGTCGGAAACCAGAAAAACTTCCATAAACAGCAGCAGAACCGCTATCAAAAAATCTGAACACAGATTTGGGAGATAATTCTCCGACACATCTCTGGGCCGATTCTGAGGACAAACAAGGGGTTCCACTCTGAATCTCAACTTTGAGAGAATCAGAAAAACTAGCTGTTGCAGCAGCGGTTATTGGAATAGAAAATATTCTATCATTTCTCTCCTGAGCTATAACATGAAATCCAGCAACAAACGAACCCAAAGGTGATTCCACAACCAACAAAGATCCACAATCACCATCAATAGTGGGTTTCCCCTCATTGGTGATTCCGATAATATCACTATCGTAGCCCTTGATTTTGCCTTCACCAATAAGCGGAGTTCGAAATGTACGAGAGACCACCCTTCTAGTGATAGTGCCATCACACTCTCGAGACAAAAGGTAACCATTTAACTTGAGAGTAACATTATTTCGCAAAAGATACTTTTCAACGCCTCGCTTGGGAGGTAATCCTCTTAAATAAAAGAAAATCGTATCAGTTTTGATATCTCGCTTGATAATGTCTGAATTGGTCAAAATACACACAAGATTGGTGGTGACACCAGCCTTGGTGCACTGCATAGTAACATCAAGTTTTGTTGAAGATTCGAAGTCTGGTATATTATGATTGTTGGTAAAGTAGATCTGACCACGTAAACAAGTCGCTTTTATGTTGACTTTAGTTTTACGCTCAGTGGTCACGACTACATGAACCAATTCTCGCGAAATCATCTTTATGAAGTCCTCACGAGAAAGCTTTTTCAGGCTCGTTATTTGTGGAGTCACATCAAAGGAAGATAAATCGTATGAATCATTGTACCAAACATTGTCACGTTCCCGTTCCTTTGCCTCGGGTCTATATCCTTCAGAGGATTGCACCTTCTTTCTGCAAGTCATTTTGTAGATTTTGTAGACAAAAGTCAACCAAAAACTAATTGTAAGGAAAGTATGAAAGTTCAACGATCTCTCAACCTTCCTCCCAATACGACTTGCTCGCGCAGATCGAATTCCACGGCGCACAGAATCAGGCAAACAAAACCAAACCCAATTGCCTAGGGTTGTGTACATTGTAAACATGCTGGCATAATAGTTAAACCAATTCATCACTTGATTGTAACACAAAAGCACAATAAACCAATTGAACAAGTGCACAAAGTATAAACCAGCTATAGCTACACTACCACTCTGGACATTGCAGAGACAATTTTTCTTGGGTAAATAACACAATTCGCATAAGACAATATCCTTCAAACTGTCGACGGACTCAGCCACAACAGTTTGGTTATGGTTAAAGTCTTGGATAGCTTTAGTGTACCACCGCATGAAGACGCAGACATCATCTGTTTCCAGAATAGCCTCTTCTTTTGCCAAGCCACGTTTCGAGGGCATTATACGCAAAACCTTCCAACTCCAGTAATTAGGATATTCTCCAGGAGTATTAACCGTTTTAGATGAATCTAACATACCGCTATCGGTTGTGAATTCATCCTTTACGGTTGGAGTAATGACGTAAGGAAAACGTCTTTGCGCCGCTGAAGGAAAGGAAAAGTAATGATGCGCATTCAAGTTTCGGGTATTCGTGGTTGCAATACACAACTTGGCTCGCAATGGTGTGCGACCCTTGTCGTTCAAATCAGCTTGATCTGGCACAAATGGAACAGCATTAATGATCTGCAAAAATTCCATGCACGAAGGGTCGCCACTAGCGGCCTTGTTGGGATGCATAAAGGCTACATCGTCAAGAATTACTGCCCATTGAGAGGTCGTAAAACCATCCCAAAATTTGGCGACAGGATTGCGTGTGTAACAAAAGGTTTTATCCGTATCTAGATTACAAACCTTACCAAAATGGTAAAACAACATATCTTTGATAGTGGATTTACCAATACCAGAATCACCACTAACTAAAATAGAAAATGGTGGAGTACGATGTTCTCGGGCAGCAGCCCGAGTGCACAAATCACACTTGATCATTTGCAGCTCATTTGTCAAAGCCCTCAAAAAACGCTTTTCTGAGGCATCCAATTTAATGGTGTATCGACAAATGGCTTCACCTTTTTCAATGGCTTTATCCAAGTCAGCTCGAAATGAGCTCTCATTAAAACCATGAGCTTCAGGGTTTCGCAGCAACTGCGATTGTCTCTTAAGCATCTCTGCCTGTTCAACAAATTGTACGTAATTCTTCTCAGTGTAGAGAAAAGGCTGAAATGAGCCTGTCTGAAGACACTGATAACCTCTTTCACAGAGGAAAATAACAGTGTCAAATAGACAGTATATAAAATCAGGACCAAGATAGAATCTCCTCTTCATGGCCTCACGCTCAAATTGATTGTAGCCAAGGTCGGAAAGACCGAGGCCAAGGCGAGAAAACAGAGAGGTTGAGATCAAGTACATACTCAATTTGTAAACTTTCTTTATCAAGACAGAACCCCTAAAGAGTTCATAATGATCAAGTAAGTCTCTCATCGAGTTGAGACCAAACTCTGTAGACTGGACCTCAAATTGGTATTCATCATCAGTTCCGAAAATTTCGCGAACTTTCTTAATAACTTTATCAAGCTGATTATTTCCAATTGAAGTCAAACTGTCTTTGCTCATTATCTTAAAAGTTAATAAGCAAATCTCAACGATGTCCATGAATCTTATGCAATCTTTTTCATCTTTGCGATAAATTTTTTGCAAGTGCATTTTATACACAAAGTAAAAAACACAGAACAAGTCCTCAATGAGTTTGACCTTGTCCACATTAGGATTGCCATATCCAAATTTTCTACTAATTTTAGTAAAGAGGGAAGATCTCGCTTCCATCTGTGAACAGCCATTTCGTAGAATTTCTGATGCTTGGATGAGAAAAGCAAAATCACTTTCTGAAAAACTCCAAAATTTCTTGGTGACATCTTTACCATCAAAGATGGTCTGTTTACCAAGGTGAGGATTATCATCAGAGTAAACTGTTTCTTCCTCATCGGATGAACTTTCATCTACAACATAATCCTCCTCAACAGGAGCGGTTCGCGAGACTGGAGTCAATTCAATGACTTTCCGTGGAGCAGTTGCTAATTTATCCACAACAATGGGATAGACTTCCTCAGTACAGAAGTCATTTGTTTCTTCGTCGCTGTCGCTGCTAAAATGATCGTCCCACTCTCTAAAAGCTCTAATAAAAGCCAATTTCTGTATCTTACGTTTCTTTTGCTTTGGTGAAAGCTTCTCGAGTTTAAGACGATCAAGCATGCTGTATTTGTCTTGATCCAATGAAGTCCAAGAGCATTTACGGCACGTGTTCTCTTTTGGGCCATATCTGCCACAAATCGTATAATTCGTTTTCTCGTTAGTCGTATTCATGCGTATGGGTAGTAAAAGAGATTCCGTTTTGAACTGTGGATAGTGACTCAGGAGTTTTAAATCGTCTGTCAAGAGGATCTGGTGATTTAAGTTCTGTGAACTTTCGGTTTAAACCACGCAAAAGCCGGGATATAATGTTTTAAAATAGCCATATCCAATGGAGGGTTCAGAGTCCCAAACAAAAGCTAAATATAGTTCATGATCATTAAACAACATTCAGTTAAGAAAATTGAGTAACTAGAATAGATTTGATTTCTTTTTTGAATTATAATATGCAAACAAATAATATGCAACAAAAAAATTTTACTATAGTCATAAAACTATTTGACAAATGGAGAGTTAATATTTAAGGTCTTTACAGACCATATGAGCTTGAAAAGCTCGGTGAACAGTAGTTCTTCCTCCAAAAGAACAAACAATAACACTGTTCAGGTTATATAAGACAGTATCAGACTTGGTGAAATAACGACGTGTGTTCTGAAAAACACACACGCCAGACAATATTCAGTAACAATTAAGGTATAATAGGTTATCCCTACACCATGACCATAAATTTTCATTTAATGGGTTTTGAATGTAGAAAATCTATGAATCAATAATTGTTTCTGAAATAATGTAACATACACATTTGACGTTAAGTCAAAT